GACTTTTTTAGATGGCAATAATCTTTAACACCAATGATAAATGAAATACAAAAAGAAACCAGTAGTGATTGATGCTGTTCAATGGACGGGTGAGAATCACAGAGAAATGTTTGACTTCCTTACAGAAAATGCTTTTGACAAGGAATCAATGAAAGTAAGTGGAGAGCACTTTTACATTGACCACAATAAGGTTGAGGGTGGATTAATCATCAAAACACTAGAAGGAGAGCATCTTGCTTCTATCGGAGACTTTATTATCCGTGGAGTCAAAGGTGAATACTACCCTTGCAAGCCGGACATCTTTCATCAGACCTATGAGAAAGTTGAAGACACTCATATTTGGACTGGTAATGAATGGTGGAAAGGCAACGGAACTATTACTGTTCCTAACGGAACTGGTGATTTAGTCCCGTATCATACTATCTGTGGATGTAATCCTGCTAATGGCGGAAGTGGTATTTGTGGATGTATTATGGGAAACAAAATGGTTAGAAAAGGTGATAGCGTTATTACAGGCACTACAACCGACACCGCTTATATTCCCGATAATGCAAACATCTCTTACACCAACGAGAAATGAAAATCAGCAAAGGAAAATACGTTGACCAATTCGCCATCGGTGTAACGTGGTTGCGATACCCCAACTTTATGTGGTCTATCATCTTTGACCTTGGTCTATGGTACGTTGAGATATCTAATGAAGACATAGACTACGAGCCAGACCTATCAAAAATATTCCCCAATGCGCTTAAGTGTGACAGGTGTGGTTCACCAAACGATGTCTATAGCCACGTTAATTGGCACGACTCCGGCCTACATGCGTTTGAAAATGTTTGCATTGATTGTATGACATACGAGAATACATCGCTTGATGTGAAAAACAAAACCAATAATGAGCCTTCTGATATGAAAAACAAAGGCAAATGATAAGTTGATTTAACAAAAACAAAAGCAATAATGACCAAAGAAGAACAAAGTATCTACCTTGAGCGAGTGCTCGTAAAGCTGATTATCACCATGCAGGTACAGCTTGAGCTGTTCGATGAACTTCAGCTGACAAAGGCGTACCGACACAACATTAAAAAGTCTACCAACATGCTGTCTAAAGACCTTGAGGAATATCTCCGAGAGATGTATGGATACATGAACATGGACAAAGAGAAGGAGGAGTCTTTTCTGGCCATCAAGCGTGGTGTAGAAATGATGCTAAAACGCACCGTAGATGAACTTTACGATGATGGGTTTGAACCTATTAATGAGTAAATTTGTACGCTAATTTTTACTGCCATGAAGAACCACACCAAAGTTTATCTAACCGAAATGGGTTACGATGTAACCGATTTCATTTCATGCGAAGTGTGTAGTAAAAAGGCGGTAGACATTCATCATATTCAGCCAAGAGGAATGGGAGGAAGCAAGCTTCTGGATACCATAGACAATCTAATGGCGTTATGTAGGGAGTGTCACCACGAAGCGGACTTCGGAACTAAACTGCCTAAAGAATCATTAATGGCTATCCATACAATGCGAATGGCCGGACTTTAAATTTTATGAGCAAAGTTGTTTATCAGAACGCCTATGGACGTGAGGTGTTCTTCGAAAAGGTTGATGACGAGACCATCCTCATGACCAATGTCCCAAAAGCCAACCTGAAAACACATGATAGGTGTGGCAGAATTATACTACCAAGCGTAGTTAAAATCAATTTTCCTGGTGGCCCATACCTTACCCAGCACATGAAAATGTCGCTGATAAGTCCTGAGTTCGCCAATATGTACGCAGATATCATAATCTCCAGAAGTAAAAAAATCGGCAGCGGTTGGTATATCGTCTGCTACAAACGCTATCAAAAATGATTACAAACAAATCCTTACCCAAACACATCAAGGCGGTAGACACCTCCAAAATGTCCCGCAAAGAGTGGGAACAGTTCCGTGGAACGCTCACTACACTTGGAGGCTCAGATGTTGGTACATGCATCGGCCTCAACAGGTGGAAGTCTAATATCGAACTATTCTATGAGAAGCTTAAGCTATACAAGCGTGAGTTTCATGATAGCATACCTATGATGATGGGTCGTGAGCTCGAGGCTTCAATCCGAAAACTTATTGCCTACTATGACATCGAGAACCCAGATGCATTCTTAGACAATTACCACGCTGGCAACAAGGTCAACTTAATCCGTCAGCGTCATGCCACGTTCTTTAACGATAACGTACCTGAGCTTCATGCAAACATTGATGGTCTAATAAAAATCAAAGGGCGTGATGATTGGGGTGTTGCAGAGATTAAGTACCAAAGCGGTCAGTCTACCCGTGTTTGGGAGAACGGAATCAACCCGTCATACATCGCTCAGAGCATGGCATACATGGAGGTTCTTGAACTGGATTATGCTGTGCTTGTCCTTATCGAGGATGCCAACCAGTGGAACGTGCACGTTATTGAGCGCAACGATGAATTGTGGGCTCAGTTCTATCCGACCATTAAGGATTTCGTTGAGCGCTTATCTATGGCGAAGTCAATGATTGAAGATTATGTCGATGAGTCGGAAAAATTCCAACAAGCATCCACGTTCGAGCCTACGGCTTACACGGAGCAAGCCAAGCCCTATGAATCTTTTCTCTCCGACTACGCTAAGACAAGAGACAATGAGCTTGTAGTAGAAGGCGATGAAGAGACACTGCTTATCGCCAAGGACATCGTTGAGCGAAGCGAGGAGTTAAAGGGGCTGGAAGAGCAGCTTAGACACCGTAAGAACCTTGTTAGGAAGTACATGCTCGACAATCAAGCTCAAGTTATTACCTTTGGTGACGCCGGTAACATAACCTATCGGAGCCAATTAAGATTCAACATCAAATTATGAAAGACGTAAAATTTGCAGCAGAGGGCGTGTTTGTCGGCAAAGTAAACACCACCTCAATCGGTTCTGGAGCCGGTAAAGGAATTGTTCTTGTAGACTTTGTAATCAATAACAGCATCCAAGATAACCGTGGAGTTGTCAAGGAGCAGCCGCTCAAGATTACGGCCTACAATAAAAACGCAGCGCTGTTGGATGCAATCAAGATTGGTGACACGGTAGTTGTTAATGGGTACGTTCGTGGAAAGTACAACGATGGTAAGGACGAGTATTGGACTAACCTCGTGATGCAAACTATCCGCATCCTGTAAAAAAGAAGAGGGGCCGTAGCCCCTCATCTCCCCTTAATCAATCATTAAACACCAACCAAAGTGTCCAACTATGACCACAAATATATGGAATAATTCCATCTAAACAAAGTTGTATGAGCAGTATTTTAGAAAAAGTTGTTTTAGATGAGCGTTTGTCGCTCAAAGCCAAGGGGTTATTTGTGCTTTTGTACACCTCAGGCACCAACACTAGGAGGGCAATTTCAATGTCAAAGGATGGGCGTGACGCACATTACGCTGCCTTTGCGGAGTTGAGAGAGCTTGACTACATTCAGCACCTACCATGTACGGAAAATCCGGACATACCATCGAGTGAGTGTACGGATAATCCGGACACAAGTGCCGTTTCATGTACGGAAAATCCGGAAATCGCACCCGAGTTTCCGGAAAATCCGGACACATCAGAAAAAGTGGTCTCCCCCCTTGACAATCCCCCCTCCCCAAAAGAGAAAGAAAAGACTACTACAAGTAGTAGTCCAAAAGAAAGAGAAAAGGGGTTCAGAGCGCCAAAGGTCGAAGAGGTCATGGCGTACATGACCGAACGTGGATGGAAGGGTGCCAAAACCCAAGCCGAGGCATTCATCGATTTCTATTCATCCAAAGGCTGGATGATTGGGAAGAACAAGATGAAAGACTGGAAGGCCGCTGTCCGCACTTGGGAGCGCCACGGAGATGTTGAACGTATCGAGACACAACAAGACCCACGGGTTGCAAGATTGTTCGAGATAGACTGGGATTCACAGCCAGATGAACGAGTCGTGAAAGCCTCAGTCTACTGCGTTGCCAACAGGGTTAACCCACCAAAGGCGCTTGTCAAGCGGTACTTCAACAACCTCAAGCTTGACCACGAATTCAAAGCAGCCTGCAAAGAGCAAGGGCTTGAACCCAAAATGCTTGCTGCCAAATGAAAGACGAGCGTTTTGTAAACATGGACGAGCACCTTCGCACAATCGACCTGAAGCGTAAGGGCAGACTCAAGATGGGAATGGGTATTGGTGTAGATGTTTTCGACCGCCATATCCAATTCAAGAAGGGTGAGATGACTGTGATAGCCGGACACGCCAACGCAGGTAAGACCACCGTGATTCTTTGGTACATGCTGGTCAACGCTGTGAAGAACAACGTCAAGTGGCTCGTATACTCATCTGAGAACGATGCCTGGATTTTGATAGACAAGCTCATTGCCATGAAGCTCCAGCAGCACACCGAGGATGTTAGCGACATGGACTTCTACAAAGCAAGGGATTTTGTAGTCGGTCACTTCCGGTTCATCGACGACACCCGTAGCTACACAGCATACGAGCTGTTAGACATCGCACGGTCAGTGAAAGATGAATGGGATTATCAGGCACTGCTCTTAGACCCATACAACTCCATTTCCAAAGACAGAAAGCTGTACGCAGAACTTGGAGGACACGAGTACGATTACCGAGTGCTTGGCGACATCCGAATCTTCTGCAAGCAGACATCGATATCGGTATACATCAACGCTCATGGCGTAACAGAGGCACTGAGAAAGGTACACACCAAAGGAGATGAGTACCTTGGGTATGAACTCGATGGTCATCCTAGGCCATTGGCACAGGCAGACATTGAAGGCGGCTCGAAGTTCTCGTCTAGGGCGGACAACTTCTGGTGCGTGCATCGCTACACAAGACACGAAAGTCTATACAACTACACACTGATTCACGTCAACAAGGTCAAGGTAACGGAGACCGGAGGGTCACCTACGTTCTTCAATGACCCGGTTAGACTTCAGATGCGTATGGGCGGTACGTTCTTAATATCAGATAGATACGACCCTCTTGGCCAAACTGGCCGTACAGAGGAGGTCATTAATACTAACGATGACGACGTATTCTGATGGACAGAGCAAACGAACTGTTGCTTTTAGCACAACAGATGGAGCTTGCACAAGCTCAGCAATGGGTAGCCGAATGGGCGTCAAAGGCCAAGGGCGAAAGCCAAGACAGACTTATCACACTACTACAAATTTTATCACGAACCGAATCATCATTAGAAACACTTAGATATGAAATATCCACACTCCAACAACAGGTCAACTCCGACAGAGCAAGAATTACGGCAGCAACTGAGGCTGAAAGAAGCGCTCGAGAAGAAGCAACTTCTCTTCGAAGAAGCATCGAAGAAGCACTCTGATTACACTCAGGAGAAGATTTATCACAAGGGTGGATTCTTTCTTGTTGGCGAGCACCTTCTCACCGCCAAAGGAAAGTTTCAGATTCTAGACATTGATGGCGCATTTAATGAATCAACGAACAAAAGAGATTGGCTCCTAACGCTCGAGAACTTCGAGAGCTTTGTAAGGATGACCATTTGGTACAGCGACCTGCTACAACGCTACGAGGCAGGAGAAGCTGTGTTAATCACGTTTAAATCGTAGTTTTGTTTAATTACTAATTTTTCTTTAAAATGGAACAATACAAAAAATTGGTTGTCGCTTCAGGAAAGTACACCGTTAATGGCGAGGAGAAGACTCGCTGGATTGAGATTGGCCGAGTGCTTAAGGCACCGACCGGTTTCAAGATTAAGCTTGACAGCATCCCTGTCGAGTGGAACGGATGGGCCGAAATGGTAGACATCGAGCGTAAAGACGGAGCTGCTAAGCCAGCACCTAAGAAGACGCAAGTAGTAGCTGGCGACGACGACCTTCCTTTCTAAGTGAAACACGAAGAGTCTAGACTCCAGCGTTCCTGCGTGGCTTGGTTCAGGCTGCAATATGCAGATAAAGCATATTGCTTGTTTGCCATACCAAACGGGGGACGCAGAGACAAGATTACTGCTGCCATAATGAAAGGGGAAGGCGTACTCGCAGGAGTCGCCGACCTCTTCCTTATGGTGCCAAATAAGTCATACCACGGTCTATGGATTGAGATGAAGACCCCAAAGGGAAGGTCTTCTGATTCGCAAAAGTTGTTCGAGTCCCTATCTAAAACCCAAGGATATGAATACAGAATCGCAAGAACTTTGGATGAATTCCAGTTCATCGTCAATGATTACCTTTGTACAAACTCGAAAGGAAATGTCGTACTACACGAACATGAATATTCGGGAGCAGATTGACAACGTACTGAAGGACAATGCGATTATGTTCGCAAACCTTGGGTTAGGGTCTAGCAAGGCTGAGGTCGAGCGTGCCAAGATTATGGAACGCAAGAACCTTAGACAAGTTCGAAACCTAGACACTACGTTCGTAGATGCGCTCCTCACGGCCTGCGACTGATAATCAGTCAGATACAAGCCAAGAGCCGCCCAAAGAGGGGGAAGGGAATCATTCCCCCAATTCAAACTGGATTTTTATTTACTGGGACACCTAATTATGGATTTTAACAGCGACTTCCGATACGACCTTGCTTTGGGTCAACTCGGCGAATCATTTGTTGCACAACTATTTCAAAGCAAGACAGTTGAGGTCAAATTCGACTTCGGCACTCACCGCACAGGAAACTTCTACATTGAGTATGAGTCTCGTGGAGTGCCATCGGGACTAGCCACCACGCAGGCCGATTATTGGATGCTGATAGCAGCATCAGAGAAAGGATGTAGACACAAGGAAGAACTCGGCACACTCGAGCATGATGACGTCATGTATTGCATCTTCATGCCCGTAGAAGAGCTGAAGATTAAGTGCCGTAAAAACTACTACAGAAAAGACGTACCCGGAGGAGATGATAACACCTCCCTCGGGGTACTCATAAAAGTTGAGAGTCTATTTCTTGGAACAACCCAGCGGTTTAGATAGTCACTATCATCACTCGCCTCGGTACTCCATAAACTTCTCGACCGTCTTTTCGGATACAACCGTTTCTCCGGACAGCTGTTGGTATCTGAGAATTTGCTGTAGCGTCTTCCTCAGTGTTTCTTGGCCATCCTTCTCAAGAATTTGAGTCAGTATCTCTGCTCTCTTCTCTGGGGTGTTGGCACGGACAACTTCTTGCGCTTGAGGACTTAGTACATTAGTGCGTATCACCTCAGATTCAAAGTACTTTGCCATGCTCTGGGTCTCATCATCCGTCAGCTCATAAGACTTTAGGATTCTGTCAATAGCCTCCTTTGTTACTTCTTTAGCGTTTTCCGCAGACCATCTTTCAGCAATTGCTTTGATATCTCTGCGAACACGGGCTCTGGTAGACTCTTCTTCTGAAGACTTATCAAGGCTATCGTATCTGTACGCTGCCTTCCAGCCGATTGCTCCTTCACGAACAATTCGTTTAGTCAGTCCACCACCAGACTTCATGATTTCTCCAAAACCTTCGGCTGGACGGACAGTTCCTTCTACTATGCCAGACTCAACAAGTCCATCATAAGTGAGGTTGTCTGTTGCAGAGAACGCAAGACGCAAGAAGTATTGGTTGTCTATCTTAGTGAAGAGCTTTTCAAATGCCACTTGTGCTTGTTTTGGCTTAAGTCCAGTCTTCTGGCCAAGATATACAAATGTAGCGTGTGTCTTATCGTCATACTTATCGCTATCTCTAAGTTCTAAGTATCCATTTCTAAATACTTCCGCATCCTCAGAACCAAGAAATGTGTCCTTATTATAGTTGTATGCAATATAAGCTGCGACCGTTGGCACCTGACCAATTGTTCCAGTAATTGCACTAATAAACGACTTATTCTCAAGTCCTTGAGCTACTGATTGCCCCACAACAGGCATATAGTATTCAGCTCCAAGGATTAAAGCACTTTTTAAGTTGTGTGGGTGCTTGTCTCCAAAAATTGGATTAATACTTTCTGCAATTTGTTGGGTAAGTCTAATGAACGGAGCAACTTCATATGGTATGCCCAAAACATACGCCTCTGGGGTTGCTGATTTAGTCCATCCAGTGACATATTCACCAGTGTTTTTGTCTTTCCAGCGACCCGTAAGGATGACCATGTTTCTGTCCTTAGTTTGAGGAGAGAAGTATTCAAGTGCGTGTGAGCGCTTTTCTCCGTTCTCATCAAACTCTTCATCAGGTTCTCCGATGAAGTTGTTGAATGCCATAATCGAAGCGTATCCAACTGCAAACTCAGTAATCTTAAGGAAGGACCATCCGTTCACAAGTCGCTCGTCACTAGACACTCGGCTTCCAAACATCTTATTTCCAGCGGCTGGAGACAGGTAGTAAATGCTCGTCTCAATCGCTCTTGTCGCTGCATTGGTGTACGGCATGAACTTCTCGACTAGGTAAGACGCCTGGCCGCTGATGGCGTAGTCCATGTGTTGTCTAGCCTTAGCAGCAGCCAACGTAATGAGCTCGTCTTCAGACAGGGTTGGATTAGCAGCCTTAAGGTCTCTGTAGGTCTTCTCGAAAATCGCAAGTCTAGTGAGCTTCTCCGACTTCTCCTGAAGGAATAGCATTCCTTCTTTGAAGTACGTGAGAGCAAGCGATACTTTGTTTGCTGCGTCTCCAGAGCGTCGCTCGGTGATTGTTCTAGACACATTTCTGAATCCAAGCGGAGACTCTGAGATGAAGTCCATGGCATATCCACCCTTTTCAGCAAGCCTAGATACACTTCTGTCACCAGCGAGTCTATTGACTACGATTGGGGCCGCATACTTAAGATAGTTGGCCATGCTGGTAGTCAGGGTATTTCCGAATGCATTAGTGAATGTGTTCACGAACAGGAAGTCACGGAATACGTTGACCACAGCAAACGCAGGGTTGACAATCGTGGCTGCAAGCTTCAACTGTGAAGAGCCTGTAGCGAAACCGATAAGTTCAAAGAACGTCTTGGATGCATCAGTTCCAGCTCCCCACGTCTCAAGACCTCTCCAGCTCTTGTAGAACTCCAAGTCTACACGCATTCTAACAATGTCATTGTTCTTGTTGTAGAACTCGATTACAGTAGTTCCGGGAGCCATCTTCGGCGGGTACTGAATCACACCAAAACGGTCACGTTTAACCGAACCATCTTTGTTCGTCAGCGGCTGCTCGATAGATATAACCTTGTTTTCCGGGCTATTAGACACGTAGTCGTACAGCCTAGCTGTAAGCTCATTTCGGCGCATCGTTCTTTCGTGCGACACGATTGTAGCAGCAAACAGCACAACTGGGTTGGTAACCATTGCATCTTCCGTTCCGGAGCCAAGCTTTTTAAGGCCATTAGACGGATTCTGAGACAGCACTCCAAGCTCTGCCATAATCTCACGGTCAACGAGGCGCTGGAGCACAATTCTTGGGCTGTATCCGTAGTCCTTTAGGGCGTTGTAAACGGCTTCAGAGATGAGGCCAGCGTCGAACTTCTCCTTAAGGATGCGTTTTGTTTCGGCAAACATCTTGTCCACCACACCATTTGCGTAGGCAAACAGCTCAGGATTGTCCTTCTTGCGTTGGTCAATGTGCTGAACAGCCTGCTCGTAGGTCATTCCTCCCGGATTCTTGATTGGGTCTTCAAGCTCCTTGATTCTGGTGTCTGAGCCAGTAATAACCTTAACACGAGTGGCGAGTGAAGATGCTGCGTCTTCTGCCTGAATAAGAGACGCTCCGTAGACAGCAATGTCTGAAGACAGCTGTGCTTGACGGGGAAGGTCTCCCGTGCGGATAGCTGCATCGAGTTGACGTTCAGCACGCTTAATGGCTGCACGCAAGTCCATACGCTCTTTTCTTGCCGCCTCAAGGTCAGTCTTGATTTCAGAAAGAGATGCGCCAGCAAGGGCATCTTCTTTTCTCTTGTACTGCTTGGCAAGCATTGCATCACGTCTGTCTTGAATCTCGATGATGGTGCGAGCGCTCAAAAGCTCCTCAACCTCATCCATTTCGACCTTGGACACATTCAAGACATTCTTTCCGAATGCCTCACGAGCCTTCTCTTCAGCAAGCTTAGATGCGTAGATAGACTTACCACCTTCTGTACGGATGTATGCCTGCAGGAGTTCGGCCGGGGCTACGTTATTTGCGTTGAGGTTTTTGTTGATGAAGTTGAATACGCCAACCTTCTTGTCAAGAATGCCTTCTCTGAATCTTTTTGCTGCTGGTGATTTGCCAGCATCAAGGACTCTTGCCTGCTCCTTTCGGACGGTGTTGAACTTGTTGCTGAATTCAGTATTTGAAGGCTTGTATGCAGAAAAGCGAAGTGACTTAGACACCTTTACTTCTGCATTCTTAAGGTCTTCAGTAGCGTAATATATAGCATCATCAAGTTCTACTTGGTAAGTAAGCCTATTTGCGCTCTCTGCACGAGCCGTCGCTTGAAGTCCTTGATATACACGACCAACCAAGTAGTCAATGATTAAGTTGGCATCAACAGGTTGGCCGGAAGGCATAACAATGTCCATGTCTGTGAACACCTCAAAAGCGGGCTTGTCAAGCCCAGTATTTTCATATACCTTTTCGGCGAACATATTAATGAACTCGCTGAGATTCATGTCGTTGCCATCCAACGTAATAGTAGTATTTTCGTCAGTCAAGTACATAGACTCAAGCTGTATCTCGGACAAAATGCCATCTGGAGTCACAGCTCCACCGCCAAGCTCTTCGATGAGCTTCTTGGGAATTTCAATTTCAAACCCAGAAACAGGCGCAGTCTTATTAACGAACTTGTCTGACGGAGCAAATACAACGTCATTCGTGTTTTCGTTACCAAATACCATGTGCGATGCAACAGTTTTTACCGCATCGACAACCTCTTGGTTTGCGCCTTGAGACATGATAGCCACGGTATATAGACCTATTCCAGATTGATTCTGCCGACGGATTGCCGCAGTCATTCTGGTCAGCTCTTCAGCAGATGGCTTTCCGTCCTTGCCTTTTGGAACATAGAAGAAGTTAACATCCTTAAGCACAAACTCTTGCGAGAACATGTTCTTGTTAACCGTCAAAAGTGCGACATTCGTAAATCCAGGATTAGACGAAAGTACGGGGCTACTATTCAAGATGTGTACTTGCTCAACTAATACCTTCGGAAGAACGAGGTCAGCTGAAGAAGGTCCAGTCTTAGCAGATATTACATTGCCAGACATCAATTGGCTAAGTCTAACACCAGTAGAGCCAGCGCTCATAGGCTTGTACGGAGCGTATAACACCGGCACAGAACTAATGTCTGGATTGTTGTAGTCTTTAATGATGTTGCCAAGAGTCTCTTCGCCAATCGGTGGCATAAATGAGAACTTGTCACCATTCAACACAATACTTCCACCGTAAACACCCTCTCCAAGGATTTCTCCATACATCAGGTGAACTTGGATATCGCCCTGAGATGGAGATGGGATATCCATTGGGTGGTTATGCAGGATGAATATCTTATTGTTTGAAGGCTTAATGCCACGCATCAACTCGAATCTAGCGCCAGCATCACTTACGGTGTTGTACATGCCGCTAGTGGTAGCACGATAGTCGACCAGTCGACCATTTGGGTCTACCTCGATAATCAATGAGTTCTCTTGAATCGTGCTTCTGAAGAAACTAAATGTCTCTGCGATGTCTTGAATTGTCTTGAACTTAGAGCCAATACGTGGTGCCTTCTTGAGTTTAACGACACGTCCACGGCTGAGTCCAGCCTCTCCGGCGAACACTTCGTCAGGAGTTAGCCCCTTAAGCTCCATCGCAACATCTGGAGTTCCAGTAAGCAATGTGGCGGCAAGCATTTTCTCTGCATCTGTGGTTGGAGCGTTTATTAGCTCGGCGGCCATTGACTTAGATATTTGCTTAGACGACTCAAATGTTGCGAACTCAACATCCTCTGGGTTTACGGCAACAATCCTTGCAAGCTGCGCAATCGGAGACATACCGTTTTTAGCGGCAATCTTGGATATTGCATTTACGGTAGACACAGGAGCTACCCCTTTTACCGGCTCAAGCTTAATGCTTGATGACATGGCCTGCTGCAATGTGTTGACGAACAGAGCGTGAGCTGATTGAGCAATATCTATTCCGAGGGCAGCCTGCAACCCAACAAACATTCCGGTACTTATCTCTTGCGCTGAATTGTATGCATACTGCAAGAACTCAAACGAAAACGCACGGCCATCAAACGGAGATAGTCCAGTGTCCTGCTTGTAGGAAGATATCAGCGTATTGAATTCATTCAAGAATGCAGTTTTCGTATCCTTTATGGCTCCAGCTAGAACTGATGCTATTTCAGATGCTCCACCTAATTGAGCTTCGTATTTGAGGTTTTCAATGTCATCATATAGAATTTTTATCTCCTCCTCACTTAACCCCTCTGTGATTTTGTCATTGATGAAGTCACGAACAGGAGACAAGTCAGATAGACGTGCCTCAAATGTTCCGTTCTCATCAGTGATGATAACAAGCTCTTCCCCGATGATATGCTTCGATGCAAGTATTGCAGCAGTAACGATGTTTCGCTCTAGGCTTGCACCGTTCATGTCTGTCATTACAATGGCAGAAAGGTTATCAGATATATCAGTTTTTGGTACAAGCTTGAACACCTCGTCTACCAGTCCACCAGCCACAAATGGACTGTAGCGGACGGCAAGACGAGCCTTAAGCTCTTCCTTCTGCTTGAAGTCTAAGAAGTTGTACGTGGCCATCTGGTCCGGAGTCATCTGCACATTGGCCTTGTACATCACGTCGAACATAACGAGGTAGTCGTATGCATCCTTTCCGTACTGAGAAACAGCATAGAAGTATTGGTCATAAAGCTTTATGGCTTTCTCGTCATCTTCGATTGCTCTTTGAATCTCTAGCTCAATACCGCCAGGATTGAGATTGTTCTTCTTTTCCAAGAAGGCTACAATTTGGCGGGCGGCCAAGGCAGCCCTTGTGTCAGACTCCACGACATCTTGAGCAAGAGAAAGGCCATCAAGCGAAGCTTTTGCTGCACTGTCGAGTTTATACTTAAGCGTCTTCCCTTTAAGTCCATCTTCAATTGAAGTTGGGACCTTGCCTTCTGCCGCAACAGTCTGGTTGGCTTGACGAATTTTCTTCTTTGTCGTTTCTAGCTTTTTGGCACGCTTAGCAGCTGCCTCAGCCTCACGCTGTAGAAGGTCCGTCTCCTCGTCAAGAATAGGCTGAATGGTCTCTGTCAAGTCTAATGACAGTGCAGCCATACGAGCCTTGACCTCCTCTTGGAAGTCAAGTTCACCGCTGTTGATGCGCTCTTGAAGCGCCTTAACTGCAGCATTAAATTTCTTGCGGTCAGTGTACTTAGTCTCGATGAATACCTTTCTGCGGGGCTCACGCTCAGAAATGGTCATCGTGTTTGGATTAACCACTACGGCCACTTCCTTACCACGCTTACCTAAGTCCCGCAGCAGCTCTGCAATAACGAGGTCGCCGGGACCTTGCATTTCGCCTTGCTCCGCAGTAATCTCAGGCTTGGCTTTTTGCTCTGTTACCTCAACGACATTATCAAACTTCTCACGAAGCTGGTCTGCTACAGACTTTCTGCTTCCGGTCGGGAAGTTGCGGATGTAGTCTACTGTGAAGTCGCTTTCATTCCTAAATGCATACCAACGAATAGTGCCGTCCTCCATGTATGTACCACGACGAAGGCGCTGAGGCTCGTATACTCTCCACCGCTTTCCGTCTTTCTTGACCTCAATACGCTCGGTTACCTTTCTGCGTTTTGGAGCCTTGGTGGCGATTACATCCTTTAGACTTAGTTTGGTAGCACGCTCAATAAGCGCAGCAGTTTCTTCTTTAGCAGCACGGGCAGCAGCAGCAGCCAAATCCTTTTTAGTAGAAGCGCTTGGCTTTTTCTCTTGAGCCGATTTTTCTGTTTTTTGAGCCGATTCCTTTTCGGTAGCCACTGTAGCAGTAGCCCTTTCCAAGAACTCAATAGTGCCGACATTTGGGAACAGGCCGATTGCCGCCTTTGAGCCTTTTGCGTTGCCAATGGTGTTACCATCTGCGTCTACTGCGGTCCACTGCTTCTTTTTGCCACGGCCAGTCTGTGATATGGTACCAAGGACATCACCATTAGACTTGTCTACGATGTTCCATTTGCCACGAATACCAGCATTTGCAGCGACTACTGAACGACCAGTAACCTCAGCCGGTGGGGCGGCCTTTCTTTCCCTCTTGGCCTTAGGCGTTTCTGCCGTGGGTTCAGGAGTAACTTCAGCAGGAGCTGCGGGAGCTGGAGCGGGCGCAGCCGGCGCTGGGGCAGGCGTTACTTCCGCTTTAGGTGCTTGAAGAACTCCACCTGCCGGAGCCTCTTCTGGGCGTCCTTCTTCGACAGGGGCTTCGACAGGGGCTTGCCCTGCTTCGACATCACTTGGTACTTCTGTCCGACTTTCTTTAACATCTCGGTTTATTGCATTAGATATGGTTTGTATTGATTCTTCTGAGAAGAAGTCTTGGTTTTCTACCTCCGTAATCGCATCGTTGGTGCTTACAGACTGGATGTTGTACATCTTGTCGGCAAGTCCGTTTAGTCCCATGTACTCAAATACACGTCCTACAGCACGACGAGCCGAAGGTGCATTGTTTGCGTTAATGCGAGCCTCAAATAGGTCGCCCATCATTTCAACGATAGACTCGACTTTTGCGTCTTGGTCTGGCATTATGGACTGAATAAAATCAGCCCATTGTCCATACGTCTTAATATCTCCAAGCTGAGCTTGCTGGTCCTCTGTAAGGCCAAAGCGAGTTGCCAAATCAGCAACAGCGCCCTTGGGCATCTCAACATCTTTTACCTCATTGTATACAGCAGTAAATCCTTCTGGGTCAGACTCCATCATGAATTCAACAAACGGGTGGCTGAATTCGTGGGCGTACACGTTGTTCACATATGCCGCAGTATTTACAAATATCGTATTTGATTTTGCGTCAAAGAACATCGCCCCACGAGACGGACCAAACTGAGCCGTTTGAGACGGAGACATTACAACCTTAGTATCTGGTCCAGCAATCTGCGCCATACCCTTGGCTTGTTCAACCATTCTACGAACAGCAGAGCGTTGCTCGGGACTTGGGGCCTTGTAAAGTTTAGACAGGATATCGGTGTATGAAGCTGTCTCTAGTTCACTAGCGGTGAACATTGGAGCCTGCTCGCCACGAGTGGTCTCTGGAATGGCTGCTCCAAATTGCTCAACCTGAGCCTCCATTTGCTCAACGATGTTGCGAACGTCGTCGTTAATCTTTTGAATTTCAGCATTCAAAGACGGCTTCAAGGTCTCGTCAACCTTTTCCATTTCAGTACGCAGGTCGAGCTTTCTAGACAAAAGGTCAAACACCTTTCTGCGAGATTCAAGCTGATTGTATCGGTTCATGGTCCGAGACGGCATCATGTCGGCAACCATTTTAGCCTTTGACAGGGCTTCAAGCTGTGCATTACCTTCTGCATCTGAAATCTTACCAGCAGCAATAGAGTTGTTGATTGCAGTCATCTGCTCTTGGAAGAGCTGAGGATTACGCACGGCCATCTCAAAATTGTAGAACTCGCCGTTTTCCATCATGTCGCCAAGTCGGTTGTCCTGAATTGCTCCAGTAACCATGCTGCGGCCACCAATGATAATAGCGCCCAAGCCCTCTTGAACACCAGCTTTGTTTACCTCATAGGCAATTTCTCCGATTCCAGTTGGATTGTCAAAAAGGTTTTTCTCTACTGATGCATCGTAGATTGACTTGATGCCAATGTCAGCAAGCTGTTGTGCTGCACCAGTCTCGTATTCTGCTGCAAAACCAGTTGCAGCACGAATGCCAAGATTAGCAGTGATGCTACGAGCCTCTGATGCAATAACACGCTCTAGCGCCGCTTTCGTTGGAGTTCCGGCCGGAAGGCGCTTGATAGCATTCAGCGCAATGTTTTTTACAACTGACTTGTTAGACAAAAGGTTTCTAAAACCAATACGCTCCAGTTGACCCATTACTAGGCCAGTGGTAGACTTCAGCAAAAGTTTGTGCTCCTCGGGCATTTCAGCCAACTCGGGGTCAGCTTCAAGCTCCTCAGCCATAAATCCATACATCTGGCCAGTCATTGCAACCATTCCCGGAGTAAGCATTGCTGGGATGGACTGCATTGCGCCAACGTATGCGCCGCCAAGCCAGCTACTTCTAGAGAGCTCTTCAGCGTATTCCGGAGTAGACATAGCCGCTGCACCAGGAGTGATTCCAGTCAGCGACATAGCACGAAGGTGGTCTTTGTATCCTTGGCGTGAATCTTTAAATGCTTCTGATACAGACTTACGGGCCCCTTGTTCAAGCGCCGTGAGGTCCTTATCATTAAATCCAACAGCCTTTCTAGACAGCGCAACACCCTGCCCACCTTGAATCATAGCCTCGAGGGCAAAATCAGCAAAAATCTGGGCAGTGCCTAAAACAGCGTCTCCTGCCCCTTTAACAAGTGAGTACAGGCCAGCTCCAATAATATTGCCATCATCAGACACCGCATCCTTAGGTGCTTTGATTTGTGCTTGTTTGTAAATCTGGCTAGCGAGAGCCGCTTCATACTGCGCAGACTTTTGCGACACATCTCCAGATACTTCGTTATATCTGAGCTTCTCAGAGTCCACAAACTTCATTTGAGCCTCAAGGTTTTTGAACTTCTTGAGGTCTTCCTTATTGGAGAATGCGTAAGTATTTCCGCTTGCTGTTACCGCCCCACGTGATTGTGCATCTGCAATAAAATCATCAAGCGCTGTTTTTACTTCAGACTCTGTGGCGCTAATCTGCTGACCAAGAGTCTTTTGCATGTTGATTCCAGTCTCAAGATTAGTCTTGAGAGCTGAAATCTCTTCAGCAGACGCTACTGGCGTGACAAAACCACGGACCGAAGCCGATACAGTAGACGGGTCAGTGAACGAAGTAGATGGGCCATCTGAAGCGAATGCGCCAGAGAGCGGTAATTTTTTTTTTACTTCAACGGGTGTGAATCCAGTAGACATCGGAGCCGGAGGAGTGGGGATTCCAGCCACGATTCTGCTGAATCTGTCAAAGTCTCCAATCATGCTCTCGCCACCAAGACCCTTGTACACGGTTCGTACAAAATCAGGGTCACTTGCAAGAGTGCTCTTGAAATTATCAAGGCTAATTCCTTGAGAATTAAATCCACCTAGGGCTTCATAGATACCGTTTAGGTACTGTTCCCTGCTAAGTTTTTTAGGCTCGGGCATGTCTCTTTATGTCTATTTTCAGAGCATAAAGATACAAAATGTTTATTCGAAGTCTACGTTGTCTACGTTGAATGAAGACGAAGGTTTAGGCCCTGATGACTTGGATTGCTTTACTCCGGGAATAGATGCGATTGCATTATTATAGTGTCCACGAAGCACGCCAACAGTAGAACCAGTTCTCATCAGTCGAGAATCAACTCCGATACCCTGAGCAATTTGAACTGCAGCAAATTCATTAGCATCTACAACCTCATCAGGATTAATATCTACAACCTTTGATTGCGCCTCAGAACCAGCTGGAGCACCAGTAACAAGTTGGCTGAGTTGAGATTGTATTTGCTGAGCATTCATTGGACCATCGGCCATAGCCATGAGTGATTGGATGGCGTTCTGAGAAGTACCATCGGCCTTAATCAACACACCGCCACGAAGCTTAACGGTTTCTCCAGATACTGCCCATTCGTTTGGAAGCATGTAGTACTGCTCACCTTTGTATTGAACAGGAACCGGAACTTTCCTTGTCTTGGCCGGAACAGACATAAACTGAATACCGTTTACGATGTTTGTTCTGAAGCTAAGTGTTTCGGGCTGATTGGTCGTGCCAAACTGAATTCCTCCGTTTACGTACTTGAATGATTGTGAACGGAAGCCTTCAGGTACGGTGCTAAGGTTGTATTTACCTGCAGCTACATTGTCAAGGAGCTCGCCAACACGAAGGTTCTTTGCTCGGTTAATTTCGTCTGGAGTCATCTTCTCACGCTCGGCCAATACCTCACGGTAGAACATAGACGAAGCGGGATTGTCATCCGCATATCCGTAGAGACCTACACGCTGTACATCTTCCCAGTCAGCAGGAAGCGCACGACCTTGGCGCTCAAAGCTTTCAGCAACACGAGAGTATGCCTCATAGGTTACTGCATCGTCTGCAATTCTTGAAAGTAGTGGGTTTTTAAGAGCCTCATTGAAGACCTCTTCCACTACAAGCCCGCCAGCTGCTCTCTTGGCACGAAATCCACCAGCTGGAGACTTCTCAAATAGCTCTTTGGCCACCTCTGTCTGAGCGATGTAATCTCCCTTGCGCAGGTCTTCTACGCTAACACCATAGGCTTTTGCGAACTCTTCTGCAGCCTTTGATTCGTTGATTAGGTATGAGCCAAACGGCAACTGGGTGTATGCGCCAGACTCGTTAATCTTGGCATAAGCCAATGCCTTCGTTTCTGGGTCGAGACCTCTTCTGCTAACGACCAAAGAGTTGAATTCTTGAACACGTTCTGGGATGTATCCCCTAGCATCAGAACTTTTAACAAGGTCATCGCCGAGTTTGTATCCTCCGTTGATGGTCTCAGCCAATGAATTTAGTCTATTCGCAGACTTGGATACTTCCACTACAGTAAGCTCTCCAGACTTAGCCAAGCCCTGTAAGCGGTCAAGCTCTTGGTTCTGGATGATATCAAAATCAGCACGTCCACGTGCGTCAATGTTTCTGTCTTTGGTGAGGACATCCATAGACATTTTTTGCATCTGGAGCTCTCTGTCTGCACGGAGCTTGGCAGCCTGCATCCCCATATTCATAAGGGCATAGGCTTGACGTGATGCGCCAGCCACCGCACCTTGGGTGTTCAGAACTACTGCAAATCCCTTTTTACTTGGTGTCATTATCTCCCGAGTCTTCTGTTAATGTCTAGTTGCGTGCGATATCCAGGAACATTCATAAATGGATTTCCACCGC